GTATCGAGGCTGCTCGGCTTCTTCTTCGCCTTCATCTTGTTCTACCTCCGATTCGTCATAAGACTCCTCGGATTCGGCTTCGCTATCATTGGCTTCGAGTTGGGTTTCCGGTTGTTCCTGTTCGGAGCCTTCTTGCCCACCCATAAGACCCATGATAGCGTCGGCTGCACCACCTACGTCTAACTGAGTATTCCCTTCCGGGGTCATACTTCCAGTATCGCTCATATATATTTCCTAAATTATATCGGGAACCGCCCGACTCGGATTACAAAATCTTTAGTTTTTTAGCATCAATCTTCTTCTGTGCCGATAACCCTTCAAGGTACGTTTCGACAATCTCTAACGTCCTGAGCGTCATGTATGCCTGTTCTCTAGTAGAGATGTCATCATACTGGCTCATTGCGAACTTGTTAAGTTCTGCTGTCTTTAGTTCCGACATCATCTGCTGGAACCATTCGTCCTTTAGCAGATTCTCAGCCCATAGAGATTTGTCCATTTGAACCCTTAGTCAGATTGCCAAGTTCCCTGATAGCCTTCAGGACAATATCAGCCTGTTTGTTGCGGCTATCCTCGTCAGCCAAGTCCATCGCCAGAATCGCTTGCAACTGCTTGACCGCTAGCTCTGCCTCACGAATCCGCATATCTGCTGCGTTCTGCTCTGCCTTCATCGCCATCTCAATACCCTTACGAGTATATTCAGCCTCAAGCGATTGTTTCTCTAGTTGTAACTTAGCAGCCTCAATCTGAGCCTTAGCCTCAGTCTTTTCACGCTCAACCTCTGCGATTAGACGAGTAGCCTCCGCTTGCATATCTGGCTGTGGTTCCTGTGGCTGCGACAGTTGTGCGTTCTGCTCAGGACTGATCTCGTTAATGAAAGCTTTAGCATCCTTAAAGCCAGCCGACTCAATCAATCTAGCCAATGTATCCCGGTACTGAGCCACAGATACCAGAGGATTACTCGGACCGAACTGAGTTAGGGCTTGTTCCTGCTTGCCTAGAATCATCTGGAGCATGGCTAGCTTTTGATCCCGGTCACCCGAACCCAAGCCTACGTTAATCGCCACATCGTATTGATTCGTCCATGTACGAGGATCAAATGCCACAAACTTGCCCCGCATACGGACAATCTTTGCCTGATCCTGATACTTGCCTAATAGGTGCAAAATGCCTTTAAACAGCGATTTAACGCCTGTCTCAGCAAAGATTCTAGCGATCAGTTCCAGCTTGCCAGAGTTCGACTTCATCATCGCGGCAATAGCCGTAGCACTCACGTTATTGAGTACGTCAGGATCAAGACCCTGTTGCTGGTCGCTAACGCCTGTACGTTTAGCCTGAACCTGATCCATGTACTCAAGCATAGGGAAAGCCTGAGCCGTTACCGCAGGAACCTCGACAGGCATAATCGCACCCTGAGACTTCATGCGGATAATCCCGCCCGGAGTAGCGTTTAGCGCATCATCCAAGTTCACCTGACCGTCAACCACACCCAGACGGGCGTTGTTCGTTAGGTACAGGTTATCGAGCATCTGACGGGTTACAGTGGACTTGATTAGCTGAATGTCCATTGTCCGGTCTGCCAAGCTCTGACCAAAAAACTTGTGCGGAATAGGGATAGGACACAGGCTATGGAACGGAACTAGGTCGCATTCCTCGTCATCTAGGATTTCGCTACCGGCATAGACGATCTTACGCAGTTCAGCGATACCGTCACCATTAACGTCAATCTTGATATAGCACTCGTAGACCTCACAGACCTGCATCGTAGGGTCAAGGCTGATGTTCTCATCCGGCTGCTCACCCTGAGAGAATCGGGCTACTCGCTCGACTGTGTATTGAAGATCATCGTAAGAAGGCAATCCCTCGACCACATCCTTATCGAACCCCATCGCCACCAACTCACTACGAGTCATCAAGCGACGATGAGCCACGAATGGGCTATCCTCAATAGTTCTTGCCGATTTGCTAATCAGGAATTCTTCTGGCGGTACGTTCTCAATCTTGACGCAGCCGTATTTTTTGACCTTCTTGACCTTGACCGAGTACAACGGAATCTGGATCGGGAAGCCCATCGGGTCAACGCCACCATCGATAAACTCGACGTTCTGGCTGACCACCTCGATAGCAGGATCAGACAGCAGCAGGGCTAGCTCATCCTCTGTCAGGTTCTTGTAAGATTCCTTATTGACATCCTCTTTGGCATCCCAATAAGCCTTGACCACGCCGACCTTCATCATCAGCGCGTCCTTGAACCAGTTATGCAGGAGGATTAGACCGTCATTCTCACGGTAGAACACCCAGTTGCAATAGTCGGTAGCCTGTCTAGCAGACTGCTCATCTTCTGGAGTCTGCGGCTCAAAAGAGACAATATCCTCGGTAGTCGTAAAGACTCGGATAAGTTGGGGTAAAGCGCCATCGATAGCCTCAGCTACCTCGCCAGTGACGATCTGGCTGCGTCCTTCAATCTCGTTACCATAGGGATAACGTAGGTAATACTCTAGGGCTTTAGCCCGTTGATCTGTTGTCTCGGTATCAATGTACCCAATAGAGTTATCGATTTCATTTTCGATAATACTCTTGATCTGACCGTCATCCATCTTCATAGCAAATCCTTAACGGGTTTTGCTGATTATACAATCCATTTGGTCGAAATTGGCAATGTCGTCTGCCATGAACTATCTGATTCGTCAAGACCTATAGCCAGATAGCGGAAAGCGTCACTCATATGGCTAGACCAGTCATGTAGCGGCTTCTCATAGAATATCTGCCGCTTCTCGTCATGCTCCCGACGGTAGTTCCTCAGCGCATCTAGCCCCGGCTTAACCCTCGGATGGAACCAGCATCTAGGCAGCAATCTCCTGACAGCCTGTATTCCATCAGCGACCGACAGTCTAGGCGCAACCGTTATCGATAGCCCTGCTTCCTCTAAGACTTCCTTACGGCTCTTGCCTGTGCCTAGCTCTCTCACCTGTACGTCATGAGGCAGGATTTGTGTGAACCCTGCGTAGTCGTTCTCTTTAAGCCAGCGGACGTACCAATCTAATCCCTGTCCATGGTTTTCGACGCAATCGAGCAATCTAACCTCTTTTCCAGCCAGTTGAGCAACCCATATAGCCGTCGAGTCACCCATTCCAAGGTCCCATGCAACAAAGCTACGACACAGATCATCACGAGGAAAGTCAGTAATATGGCTATCCCTTTCAAGGTCGTTAATAATTTTGCCATAGTAAGACCCCTCGACTGCTGCGTTAAAGGAACACTCGAACTCTTGGTTGTACCGATCCTCGCCCATCTCTCGATAGGCAGCCTTTAGCTCTGAGTCCGGCAAGACTCCTGTTTCGCTAGCCTTGAACTGTAGGAATCGCCAGCCTTCCTCGGTCTTAGCCCTGTCTGCTAACTCAGCGAAATGGTTATTACCTTTAGGAGTGCCAATGAAACAAGCCCACCCAATACGGTCGGCAAGAGCAGGTCGGACGATTTCGTTCCAAATGCGTGGGTTCTGATCGCCAACTTCGTCGATAACCACGCCATCAAAATACTGCCCCCTAAGACTGTCAGGATTATCAGACCCATATAGACTAACCCGACGCCCATAAAAATCAGCGCGTAACTCAGAGACATTGTAGGTAGCTCCTAGTGATCTGGTGTACTTCTGAAGATAATCCCACGCTACCCTTTTGGCTTGTCCGTAGGTAGGCGCAATGTAGGCAAATCGTGGGTCTGGCTTGTCGCACTCGATAGCGGACTTGATGAGATGGTTGATAGCCGAAACAGTCTTGCCAAAACGCCTGTGCGCGACAACCACTGTGAATCGATGATCGTCAATAGCTTCGTGAATTGCTAACTGCAATTCTCGGGGTTCATAGGGGATCACAATGTCTGCCAACTGTCCCCACTCCATATGTTGTAAATAGCTGATTTGCTTACGGAAAACCTTTTAGCTAAGGCTGTACCGACTCCCCTTCCAGTTCCTTTTGCAGCCCGTATTTCCCTGACCTGATCGGCTGTAAGTTTTGCCCATTTCGCTTTCTCGCCAGAGTTGTCGGGTACTCTCAATCTTCCCATTGCAATCGTATCTGCAACGTTCTCCTTTTGAGTTCCAACCTCGAGATGGTACGGATTAACGCAATATGTGTTTCCACACTTGTGTAGGACTATTTTGCCTTCTGGTATTTCGCCCTTGTAAAGACGATAAGAAAGTCGATGCGCTCTCTCATTGCCCATACTTTTAGCCCCGCGACCGATGATTCCATATCCTCGCTCATGGGTTGCGCCAGTCCAAATCCAGCATTCCATAAACGGAATACGCTCGACTTTAGCCTCGAATCTAGCTGCTATCTCTGTCACTTAACGTATCCGCAGTTCAGGCACTTGTTGTTCACTAGGAACGCGCTGCAACTTGGGCAATTCACTGGCTTGTAGCTCATTTCTTCCCTCCCCATCTGATAACCATCTCCTGAGCTTCCCCGTCCTTACCTGTTACCTCAGTCCTTGCCAGCTTAGGTATGTGGTACTCGCTCAGCTTCTGCATTAGGTCTAGGGCTTTGTACGGGTCTTTATCTGCGACCTCGTTAAGCCATCTATCCATGTTCCCTGCATTACGCTCTAGTAGTTCAGCAATAGCCTCTCTGACCTTGCTAGTAGCCTTATTAGGCATTCCTTTAGGTCTTCCCGGTCCTGCTAACCCTTTTCCGATTTCTACGGTTTTAAAATCGTCTGTTGTTTCCATTTTTGCATTATCCTCTGGATGTCATGCTTACTCTATGCTGCCAACTTTAACGACTCACACAACGCCTCATACGGATAAATTGCAGAATTTACAACTATTGCCTTTCTCATCTTTGGCAACGGAACTAGCTTTTCATCCATGACGCTGTGAATCTTGGAGACATTCAAAATGTAAATATCTCCATCTTTTGCATTGAAGCTACATACCTTCTTTATTTCGTCCAGACTAAAAACACTTCCATTTGTCTGATTAGGCAACTTTCCAACCGTCGGCTCATCTACCGAAAACTCATAGAAATTTGTCGCCTCGTCGGTCGTGTTCATATAAAAATTTACTGAAACCTCTATCCCGCTGTCCGTGTGTGGATATGCTGCATGATTTATTGTCATATATCTAACAACTAAGTCTTTGCGCATAAACTCCGGGAACAAATCCAACGGGCTAGCCTCATCAAGCCACTTCACCTCGTAATATTTGATCCCGTAAAAGACTCCACCACTTTCTAGCCCATATCTAATCGTCTCTCTTTCTATTGAGAAAGAATCTTCGTTAAAGTTATGGCAACCATCTACTTTTGTGAAGTAATCAACCATTCAGACTAATTTAACCGTAAATAAGTTCGTACATATCTGGGCGGTTTTCCATTATCCACGCCCTCGGTTCCTCATGGCTTTTCTTGAAATCAACGCCTATCGTCTGGCTCCCTGCATGATGCACATAAGCCCTGCTGACGAAATGCTGATAACCCGCCACGTTTAAGTCATGACATATTATATTATCTGAATACCAATTAGTTGATGGGAACTTGGCTACATTCCATGCTTCCCGGCTAATGCTTGCCCAGATAGGCGCAATTACCGGAGCAACCTTGATCTGCTGCTCACTTTCCCACGCTAATGAGCTTCGTCTATCCCCATCTACCGGGAACCTAATGTTCTGATCTGGCAATACATAGTCGCTCCTAGCCCCTAAAAACCCGACTTTGAAGCCTCTTTCTCTCAAAACCTCAGTATCTTCCCTCATTAACGATAGCGTATTTGGATTAAGAACCACGTCATCATTAGCTAAAATCAATGAGTCAAACTTTCCATGCTCAAAGGCATAGTCGATGGCTGCGTTATAAGCATCTCCGAAATTGGTAGCAGGATTGGGTCGGTAGATAAGGTTGTCTGTGATTTCTCTTGCTCTTGCCCATAATCCCAGATTATTACTACATAAGTAAACGGGCAACTTGTCACCATAGCAACGAATAGACTCCAACAGCACCGTTATGCCGGGGTTGTTTACCGTACAGATTACGATTGCTTGCATAAAATGACACTCATCGAATCTACAGCCCTCGGAGTTCTTAGTATTTCTGCGTCAGTTAATTTCTTTTTTGCTAATTCATTGCCGTACTCAGACAGGTTAAACGCCATTTGCTTCAGGTAAAACCGATCTTCCCAACCTAAGTACCAATGCCAATCTGTGTAGTACAGCCAGCTATTCTCGTTAAACGCCCTTACATGGGTCGGGTCTTGCCAAGCACCTAGACTTAGCTCGTAAGGCACATGAATATGGAACTCGCCTCCCGGTTTTAGCAAATTCTTGCAATTCGTCATCGCCCCTACCAAGTCCGGGATATGCTCCAGAACATCGTTAGCAATGATTTTATCGAACATCTCTGGCTTAATCTCAACCTCACCAAATCTGGTCTGGACTATCGCCCCATATCTAACTTTCGATATATCCACTTCCCAATCCGGCTTTACCCTAGCCTGAATGTCAGCGTTTAGGCAGTCATCCCGCCAATCCTTACCAGAGCCTAAATTAAGCGTTAAGGGCTGCAATTAAGTCCTCTACCTTGTCTGAACACAATAACGGAATTAACTCGTTTATACGGGCTTCTGGAAGCTCCCACCAAGG